CAGCTGGCCTTCCCTTTCCCCACGGACGCCGGGGCGCTGAATTACCTGCGGGGCAGGGTCTTCACCGTGGCGGATGTGCCCTTCCGGGACAAGTATTTTCCCGCGCCGGAAACTCCTAAAAAAATTCCCGTAAAACCCCGGTGAAATCGGTAAATGTCAATAGGAAAGTGTAACAAAACGAAAAAATATTTTTAGACGGTCTGCAAATAGCCCTCAAACAGCTGCCCGGCAGAGGCCCAGCCCAGCAGTTGGCGGGGGTATCTGTTCAGCCAGCTTTCCACCGCCTCCACGTCTTTTTGGGTGACCTTATCAAAGTTTGTCCCCTTGGGGAACTTCCGCCGGATCATCTGGTTTTGTTTTTCGTTGCTTCCTCGCTCACTACTGCAGTATGGGTGACAGTAATATGTCCGGGTGCGCTTGCTCTCGCAGCGTTTATATACGGACCGTTCGATCCCGATATAGTCCGCAAACTCGCTTCCGTTGTCCATGGTAATAGATTGGAATACCTGCGGGAAGCGGGTGCCCCATTTCCGTTCCATGGTGTCCAGCGCACGGACGACGCTGGCCGCGGATTTATCGCGGATCAGGCGGATCACCTCCATGCGGGTGACGCGCTCGGTCAGCACCAGGAGGCACTTATGCCCGCCCCTGCAGGAAACCACCAGATCCATTTCCCAGTGGCCGAACTCCTGGCGCCCGTCGATCTCCGGCGGGCGCTTTTCTATGCTCTCACCCTTGGGCTGCTGTTTCGCCCGCTGGACGTGCTTGGTTTTCTTCTTCCGCCGGGAACCCTTGAACGGCAGCGCCTTATTGGTCAGGCGGAGAAAAACTCCCTTGTCAATATAGGCATAAAGTGTTTGGCGGCAGATCCGCGTTTCAAAGCTGCCGTACTTTTCCGGGTGGTCCTCAATCTCATGCAGGGCTGCCTCCGGGCTGTAATTGTCGTCAGCAATCAGCGCCTCCAGGGTTTCGGCGTACCGGCGATCACTTCCAATTTTCAGGGGGCCGCCCTTGGCCGCCATGTTGGCCCGGTAGCGGGCTTGTGACCGCTCCGGTATGTACTCGGTCACTTCGATATAATCCGCGTTCATGTAGGTGTATGTCCCGCGTTTGATCTCGCGGCAGACGGTGGCGGCGCTGACGTGCAGGGCCGCGCCGATCTCGCGCATGGTGGCGCCCTCTTTTCTCATTCTGGCGATCTTGTTCCGGTCAAACTCCGTCAGGTGCTTATATCCTTTCATGCCCGTGCCCTCACTTTCAAAAAAATATGGACGGCGCGGTGCATACAGCACTCCACGCCGTCCTATTCTTTGCCCAGCAGCCAGTCCACGGAAACCTCCAGAACGTCCGCGATCACCACCACCTCAAAGTCAGCCACAAACCTGCCGCCGTTTTCGATCCTGCTTATCACGTCCCGCTCCACAATGACACCAGCCAGTTGCAGACGCCGGCAGAGATCAGACTGTGACAGCCGCGCCCGCAGGCGGGCCTCCCGGATCCGGTCACCGCATATATTTCTTTTCCCGTGGAAATCATACGCTTTCATGGGCAGCCCTCCAGGCGCGTGGTAATGTTCAGCAGTTTTCTTGATATTAACACATAGGTTTCCACGAACCCGTGTTAATAATCAGCACCGAAAAATATTGAACACTCTGGAGGGCAAACGCCGAAACGCCCCCGGCGCTGTGTGCGTCGGGGGTGTCTTTACTTCGTGATTTTCATTAAATCGTTTGGGGTGCAATCCAGCAGCAGGCAAAGCCGTTCTATTGTTTCCGTCGTTACATATTTCCCGTCCCTCATTTTTTGCAGGGTACTTTGTGACAGTATATTTTCCTTTCGGATCCGGTATGTCGTGACGCCCTTTTCCTGCATTTTGTCAAATGCCCCCTGGTAGCTGATTGCCATAATATCCACCCCTTTCTGTGCTTCATTGTAGCATTTTATATGCACCCTGTAAAGTGCATATTTTAGACAAATTACAGCACCTTTTTTCGTGCATATCGCCACTTGATTATGCACCCTAAAAAGACTATAATATAGACAGTTCAAGAGGAAAGGGGTGGTTGAGATGGGCAAGAAAAAACGCCGACGGCATAAGCCGACGGCGCAGCCCAACAGGTTGCAGGTCTTGGCGGACACAATCCTGGCGGGCACAATCTCCGGTCTGATTACAGCGGCAATCCTCAAATTGCTGAACTGGTAACAGACAGAGGGGCGGGGGGTAACCCCCGCACCCTCAATATAAACGAAACCCACTAAAATGTCAATAGGAGGGCAGCGCATGAAATACCTGCTTTTTGTGGCCATATTCGTGGCGGTTTATATTCCGGTTCGCTACGGGATCCGGCTGCTTCGTAAACTTTTCAATGGGAGGAAATGAGAATGGGGAAAATGGAAAAAGCGTCCCCGGCTGTTACGCTGGAGGCGGTCACGGTCCCGCTGGCTGATGGGCGGCGCGGTGTGGTGTTAGTCCTCACCGATGAATACAGCAGAAAAACAGTCATGCGGGCCATGCCTGCCAGCAGGTGACCCGCAGAAGAACCCCGACGCCAGGGCGGCGCCGGGGTTCCTTTTTTATTCTGCTGCGGTGGCCTCCGCCGCGTCCGCCGGTTCCTCCAATGCGGGCGGCGTGGTTCCGCCGGTCTGCTCCGGCGTCCCGCTCGTTTTGCTCAAAACCAGCTTGGACAGCTTGGAAAAAACGTCTTTCGCATACAGCACATAGGCCGTCACCATGGCCAGGTTGGCGGCTGTTGCCACGTTGACCGTTTCGCCGTCAATGTCGATTGCCACAATATCGGGGTTCAGGCGTCCCGCTACATAGAAAGCGACGAAACAGGCGGCAATAATGATCCCCTTAATGACGCCGTTCCGGCATTTGATACGGTCGAAAGTCCCGTCAAAAAGGGCGTTCAGGCTGCCCAGCACGACGTTGACAGCCACCAGAAGAACCAGGCCAATGGCCAGGCGGATAATAGTCTGTTCCATTTTTACCTCTCATTCCTGCCCGGTGCTGTCCTGGCCATTTTCGTGGCACCGCGGAAATGGGCAGCTTTCGCATTGGCTCCGATCACAGGGGATCGAACCGTCCCAGCGTACCATGGCCACCAGCCAGGTGACCACAGCGGCCAGGGAAAGCACCCAGGCCAGCGCCTTGATAATAACCATTCCAGCACCTCCGGCAAAATTATTTGTTGATGGTGATAACCTGGCCCACATGGATCAGGTTCGGATTTTTGATCCCGTTGTCTGCTGCCAGCTTGGCCACAGTGGTGCCGTACTTCGCGGCGATACGGGAAAGGGTGTCGCCGCTCTTTACGGTGTATGTACCCGCCGCCTGGGTCGTCGGTTTCGTTGGCTTGTCCGCCGTCCCGCCGGACGTACCGCCCAGTTTCCGGGCGATCATGTCAAAGTCCGGGGTAATGAAACCGCGGATATACCGCCCGTTCACTTTCATGGTGCGCTTGCCCACCTTGCCGCCGTTCATGTTTCCCTCTGTGACCACAAAGGTGCCGCCGCCCACCTTGGTGGCAATGCCAATGTGATCCGGTGCGCCGGTGTTGTCGGTGGTGGCGTAGTTGGCCCCGTCCTGCCAGTCGTACACGCAGGCGTCGCCCACCTTGGGGGTGTATGCGTCGTTCTCCGTCCAGATCCCTTTTTTCTTGGCGATCTCGACGTACTTTCCCACGCCGCACTCCGTCCCGGTGTACTCCGCGATCCCTGCCTTTATGTACGCCGCGGAGGCCGTGGTGGCACAATGGGCGTCACCCACCTGTACGCGGTAACCTCTTGCCAGCGGCTTGTGGTTGTTGTAGATGTTCAGGATCTCCAGGTGCTTGGCGCTGCCTCTGGTTGCTCCGTCCCATGCGTTGATAATGTCCGCCACCTTTCGGCGCAGTTCGTTTCCAGTCATGTTTGTTTATACCTCCTCACAGGCCCGCGTCCGGTGGTTCGCCGGTGCCCGCGGGCGGTTCCTCCGGGGGTGGCTGGGTGCCGCTCCCGCTCGTTCCGACGGCCTCCGCCGCCTTGTCCTTGTTGGTCTTGATCCAGCCCATGACGCCGTTTTCCAGGCCGCACACGCCGAACACACAGCCGGTCAGGGTTGCAGGCTCTGATCCGGTGTGCCAGAAAACCACCAGATCGGCCACCGTGTACGCCACCAGGAAAACCGCTTCCAGAACCAGGATCCTGTCCATGGTGCCCATTTTCTTTTTAGGCGGCTTCCGTTCCTGCCGCAGCGTCCGCAGACGCTTCCGCAGGTGCTTATACGCCAGCCGGGCCACGAAATAACCCAGGAGGGCACCGGCAGCCCACGCCGCCGCGGCCACAATAAAGATTT